GCGATATAGGCATACTCTAGCCTGGTGTTGCCAAACATCTTAAAGTTTTGCACTTCTTCGTAGCGCTTGATGAACTCACGAGCTTCACGGATGGAGCCAAATGATTTGGGTTCTAGCACATCGCCTTGCAACGAGCGCCATTCGGTATTCTTGTTAGTTGGAAAATACAAAGTCGGAGAGTATTCAATCTTTTGCTTAACTCTCCGACCGTTGTTGAGGCCTCGGTACATAATGTGATTACCAAAGCATAGAACATGAGTATAATATTTTTTAGTCATTCATACATTATATCAGATTTTTGGAATGGAAGAGGCAATTGTAATACCGCTACCAAACATTTTGTTATATTGGTTCTCTAGCTCACGGCTAGGTGTAGTCAAACATAACACATTGTCCATTGTAATTTTAATGCCTGTATTGAACTCTTCAGCATACTCTAAAAACGGTGCAAAGCCCATCATTGGGCCTTGCTGTGTTGGTTGAACGATTACTTGAACCGGTTCTTTCATTGTAATTGTGTTATCATCTACACAATCAATGTTTGCAAGAATGGTTTGATTTGTTTTAAATGTAACAAGTTTGATAGTCATGCTTTCACCTGAGTTTCTGCTGGCAATACACCAATTGTAACCCAGCGTTTAGGAAACAACATTTCTCGGCCTTGAAAATCTTTCATATCATAATTTGGGTCTTGCATCCACCCAATCACTTCAACTTGTTCATCAAACTCACGGAGAGCCATGTCATACTTTTCTGCTCGTGGCATTTTGTTTTCAATGGCAAGACGCTTTGCTAATTCACGAAAATTCATTTTGTTTCCTTAAAGTCATAAAAAAAGTCATTGTTATTTCTTGCAGAGTGTTTACTAAATTGCTCTACTGAATATAACTTTGTTGCTATTTTAAAATCTGGTGTTCTAAATTCAGGCACCGTCAGAGAAGAATCATAGAACAAAGTTTTATTATTTGGTTGTGCGGCAAATTGACCGTTATCCATTTTAATAAAGTTGTAGCTCTTATGTTCTGTAACTGTCTCTGAAAAACCGGTGTCTAGGTAACCAGGGTCGTTTTGGCAAAAGTCAACTGTGAACATATATTGACCAAACTGCCACTTTCTATCTTTGTCCAGGAATTTACACTTCAATAACCGAAGATTATCCTTTTCAATGATAGTGAAATTATAACTCAAACAGTCCCATATTTGCAAGTAATCCAAAGGTAAATGTGCATCTTGCAGATATGTTTGCCTTGATACAAAAGCATGGAGAGGAAGTTTATCGTATAAAGCACCGTAATTTGGTAGCAAAGCCTCTATACGAAATGCCTGATTTTTAATACACTTCAATGTCATCCATATGCAAGGCTCAAGTTCTCCATGACCTTTTTCAAAGTCATAGAGAAACTCTTTTTTAACAAAACATTGAATTGGTGGTAAATTATGAACAAGAAATGCCATATTAATTAGGCGTTTTCAGCCTCATAAGCATCCAATGTTCTTTTAAATTTACCTGCGTGTGACCGTTCTGCTTTTGCAAGAGTTTCAAACCAATCTGCAATTTCATCAAAGCCTTCATCACGAGCAGTTTTAGCCATACCTGGATACATATCAGTATATTCATGTGTTTCACCTTCAATTGCGGATTTCAAAGCTTCTGCAACAGAATGTACCTGTTCACCAGTTGCTGGATCACCGGCGCCGCCTTTAAGTAAATATTCCATGTGACCGTGAGCATGGCCAGTTTCGCCTTCTGCTGTGTTGCGAAATACATTTGCAACTTCTGGTGCACCTTCCACATCAGCCATGTTTGCGAAATACAAATATCGGCGATTGGCCATTGATTCACCAGCAAACGCCTCTTTCAAACACTCAGCTGTTTTTGTTCCTGCAAGTTTCATAATAATTCTCCTTTATGTTGATTTTCTTTCATTTTTTGAAATGTTGGTAATAATAACTGATTTACCTTCTAGCTTGTAATCTAGTGAATCACCAACTCGCCAATCTAATTCTTCTACCAATGCATCTGGCAGTTCTACAATCGCATCACCAAAAACATCAATAGCAACAACTTTAGCTGTATATCTTTTATCCGACATGATTAACTCCTATTCCACATTTTTGAAGAAAATTAATACCAGATTTGTCACGGTAAAAATCACCAAACCAAACATTCTTAATTCCTGATTGATGTATGAGTTTTGCACACTCTAAACACGGCGCATGAGTAATAAACATATCTGCATCTTCAGTTGAATTTGTTGACCGGGCCACCTTAGCAATTGCATTTGTTTCAGCGTGTAGCACCTCTGGTCTTGTGACCGATTTTTCCCAAACTTCTTTTAAATTATTCCATGTATATCCTTCACCAGCAGGATCAGGACAAGCTAAATGGTCTGGTGCCAATTTAGCAATTTCACAATTGTTATCCCAACCAGAAGGCATACCATTATAACCAATACCAATAATTGTGTTGTCTTTTACAATTACACAACCAACTTGTAAACGCTGAGCCGATGAAAGTTTAGAGTAAACTTCCGCAGCTTTCATATGCGCTTTAATAAATTTATTTTTCATTCTAAAATAACCAAAGGAACTTGTATACGCTTTAACGAATTAGCATAAACAAAAAACGGAAAAAATCTTTCACCTAAAAATCCAGGATATCTCCAAGGTAAAGGTTCTGATGTTGTCTGTTGTGTAGGATAAACATTACTACAATTCTCATAGATGTATTTTAAAATTCTAAAAAATTCATCAGCATATTTGCAGAAGGCTTCTTTTCTCATAATGTAAGTTGTTTCAAAATTAATTAAATTATTATGAGTGAACCAGGTTAAGTGCTGACGATAAGATGGAAATAATTCATGTATTGCTTGTTTGAATAAATTCCAATATTCTGGTGGTTGAGATTGTAAGTATTGTTCTTCTACTGAGCAAGGTAAAGCTACCGAGTGATTTGTCAATACATCGGCAGTTTGCAAATACTCTAATGCTATTTCTTTTTGTTCTTGTGTTCCAAATTTATTAGCTACATCTTGTATTGCTGGCATACTCAACTTAGCCACATTTTTTGGCATATCCCTGTCAAGTAACAAATAACGGCGGTATGTGGTGCAACCAATATAATCTACATTTGGTGTGTTTACCATTAAATCATACTCTGCGGCCTGTTGTGCTAATGCCCTAAGAAATTGCTCTTGTGATGCTGACGAATAATAATGCTTAAACTTTTGAATGTTTCGGCCAACATTAATGTATTTTCCTTGTTCATCAGGAGGCATCCACATATAGGGGTCAGGGTTACTAGCATAACACGCTAGTAACCAATCAGAGTTATGATTGAATGGAAAACTCTTGTGAAAATAAGAATACATTACTAAGGACATTATTCTTCCTTAGGTGCGTTTTTATTTTTCTTTTCTGATTTGATAGGAATAGAACCAATGATTTGAGCTTCAATCATTGATTTTTTAAATGCGTTTGGGCTTTTGCAGAGTTTACCTGCCATCATACGCTTTACGGTTTTGCTTAACCGAAAATTTTTATCACGCTTTGTCATAATATCTCCAAGTAAAGCGGGGCAGAGCCCCGCCAAGTTATGCTACTTTCTTCTCTTGCAGAAGTTGTGGCTTAAACTCTTTTAGTTCATTACCAATTTCAATCTTGCGTGGTTTTTTGGCTTCAGGAATTACATTCTCTAAACCAACACGCAAAATTCCATCTTTAAATTCGGCACCTTTTACTTCAACGGTGTCAGCAATCGTCAATTGCTTTGTAAAAGACCTTGTACCAATACCTCTATGTAAATATTGAAGATTGGCCTGACCTTCTTGTTTATCACCTTTGATTGTAAGAGTACCATCTTGTGTTGTGATTTCAATTTCATTTTTACTGAAACCAGCAACAGCAAGCTCAACGACATAATGTGTATCGTCTAGCTTAATGATGTTGTGTGGTGGGAAAGATGGGTTTGTTTTTGACACATCCATATCCAAAAGTTTCTCAACATCACGAAAGAAATTCTCAAAACCCAAAGTTGTATGAGCCAAAGGCCCAAATGAAATACGACTAACCATTTTTATCTCCTATTAAGCGAGTTAATCAAAATTGCGGCCCATTAGGCGCCGCACCATTATTTATTTAAGAATTAGTAATCGTTTGGACGCTTTCCAATATTATATTTGGCAATTAAATTCCAATCGTCCTTTTCCTTAAATGAAATAATCTTTATCTGGTGTAAAGGCGCAATATTACCTTCAATAAGTTTGCGATTTAAAACCTTTACAAGACCCCATTCTTCTAACAAATTAGCGATTGCATTTCTTCTTTGTATATCATTCTCTGATAGGTTAGACGGCTTACCATCTAACGCAAATAATTCTTTAAAATGAACTATGTAATACTTACCTTGCTTATGTAAGATGTGGCAAGATTGATACAATACTTTTTCTTTACGAGAGGAAACACCAATGCGAGTAAGTGTTTCTCTTACTTTCAAAAAATCATCTTGTTCATTAAGTGAGACCTCAACGAACTGCGTCAAATCAACCATTTTACTTCCTTAATCCACCGGTATCGGTTTGTTCTTTTAATTGTTGGATCTGGTCTTTGCTTAGTAGTCGGAGTGCCTCACGGGCTTTTGAATCGGAGAAGCCATAGATTTGTTTTATACATTTCAAATCGTCACTTTTCTCAGCCTTAACCCACTTTGCAAATGGCCTCTTTTGAGACCTGATTGTATTTAGTAAAAAATCGTTTTGTAACTTCTTCTCCACGAAATGTCTGCGGTTCATCTCATTTGCAAACAATACGCAGTCCTTATGATAGGATAGCGAACGATTGATAATGAAGGGGTTGTATTCTTTTTCTGTTAGGTCGTCAACAATTAATTGTTTTTTACCTTGTAAAATTTCTTTGACAAAATCAAATGGGTTCATACAAACTCACAAGATACCATTAGTTCTGTAAGGCAAGCAACTGTATTGATTTCTTGGTCAGCAACAAACGCAGCCTTGTATTGATAATCTGCAAGGATGATGACCGCCTGTGGAATAGATTGAGGTTTTAATGTGTCGTAAAGTGTATCATATAGTTTACGAAACAAGGTGGTATTGTCTATTTCGTGTGACGCAACCCATTTACGAATTGCACCAAAATCTTTTGCAACAATGTTTTTAGCAAGCTCATCAATAGATACATCAGCAATTTGTGTAAGAATACCTGTATCAATCTTACCAAA